GCTTCCTTCTGCTCTTTTTAAAAATGTCATCTGTATTATATTATAATGGAAGATTATTCTTAATTTTATCTTTTAATACGTCCCCCCCCTTTATAGGGGCGTTAATTCGTGATTTACGGAATGCGTTTATTAGTGTATCATCTATCGTTAATTCCTCAATTTTAACGTAATCTACTCTAACCGTCAAAAAGAATTGGTGGTCTCCATTCATACTTAATATTCTACGCTCATCATCGTGTAAAGAAACATTCAATTGTGTTATTGCCCTATTGTTAATGGCTGATGCAAATGGAATATTATTAAAGTGTTGTAAGACCGTATTCACTGGAGTTGTAATAGGCAATCGTAGCATAGTTGTGCCACCTTCCCCTGCAGAAAATGTATCAATATTGTTTGTTCCAATGTTGTTAAATCTTATGGTTATTCCACTTGTATAAGTGAGGTTCAGAATATCATCAAATATATATGGGAGTGTGTGTGTTTGATTGGAGAACCCTAATATCTTCTTCGCAGAATTCGCAACTTGATTAAATGTTATAGTTCCACTTCCTGATAGGCGAAATAATGTATATTTTGATTTAATCGTATCAAAAATTAGAGTTATGTCTGTTCTGACAGCGTTGATAACTGATTTTAATACTGGTGTGAGTTGTGTCTCACGATAGTTTCCCTCTGGTATTGTATATAAATCACCGTCTATTGAAAATTGGTTGTTGTTATTATTTATTGTGTAGAACGCAAGCGGAATACTGCAGGTTTCTATTCCTAAAGCCAGTTTGTGGGTATCATCCATATGAAGTAACAACGGTGGGTTAATTGTGAATATATAATTAGAGTTATTTACCTTCTGAGCATCTGGAGAGGAACTATCTAAAAAAATCTTAATGGGTGAATGAACTATAGAAGACATATATATATTATAGGTATATATGTTTCTAAATTGTTACTAACTTGGTTGGTTGGCTGCTGTTTTTTTTGCCTGATATCTTGCCTTTCTTCTTTTTGAAATGGCTTCTTTGTTTTTTTCTCTGTATGCCTTATTTTGAGTTGCAATTGTCTCAGTGTTGGCTTCATAATATGCCTTCCGATAGTCTAAAGCTGAGTCCTTATTGTTTTCATAATATGCCTTCTGATAGGTTAAAGCTGTGTCTTTATTTGCTTCATAATATGCCTTATTTTGGGTTGCAATTGCTTCTTTATTTGCTTGATAATACTGTTTATGTTGGGTTGCGATTGCTTCGGTGTTGGATTCATAGTATGCGTTCTTATAGGTTGCAATTGCCTCGGAGTTTTTCTTTTGATATTCCTTATTATAAGTTGCGATTGCGCCCTTTGAACATTCCTCTCCAGTTCTAAATGGTCTCTGTTTATTTATATTTGGAATTAAATCATAATGGTATCTTTCACGCTTGAACAACTCGTCTTTGCTTTCACATGGGAACGCCTCAATCAATACTATTACATAGTCACCACGTGATATGATTTGACTTGAACTACATTTATTACCTTTAGATTTGTGATTTGACAACCGCTTTACCAATGTGGTTATACAACTTCCTATATAGACTTGACCTGTAATATTGCACACGATTTTATATATCTTGCCATTCTTATAATTCATCTTTTATCCTCTTATATCCTGTTATAACCTGTTTTCTCTAAATCATTTTTACAATCAATTTTATAATCTAATTAATCTTGGCACCTTTGGCACTTCTGGAACAACCTCAATCTTCTTTGGTTTCTTCTTAACAATTCGCTCAATAACTTCCTCATCACTGCTTGATTCTTCTACAACCTCTATAACCTTTTTAATCTTCTTTGGTTTGACTGGCTTGACAGGACTCGGTGCTGGAGTTGCCGGGACTGGCTTACTGGCTTCATCTTTTAATTTGCTCATTATCTGTGCTTTTTTTTCTCGAGTTATTTTTGGAACCATCTTAGCATTCACAACATCTTCAATTATTTTATTATTCATCTGGGCTAACTCAATCTTCTTCTCTCTGCCTTTACGCAATGCTTCTTTTTGTGCGTCACTCATGACACGCTTTGCTTTTGGTTTTTCAATTGATTGTTGATTTTCCTCGATAATCTCTTCTAAATCCATAATATATATTGACCTGAGATATTATTCCTACAGTATCGTGTATTGTGGAATTATTAAAATTCGATGAGAATATCTATTACTTATAGAGTTTTTCTTTTTTAATGTTCCCCCCCATTTTTATTAAACAATTCTTTACCGTCGCACGTTAGTTCGATATTCTTATATATTGGTATTTGCGTATTTTCGATATCTTCTATTTCAGTGTCTGAAAAATTAAAATATTTGTATAAATCTGTATCGTCTTCTATTTTTATTTCGTCGCTAATAAAAGGTAAGAATAAAGATGTTTTTACTATTAGATTATTGCCTATGATTTTTGTTGATTCTGTTATATAATGAAACAGTTTAGATTGTATTAGTTTAACTGCATTTCTATTGGGTTCTATTATAGATTTAGGTGTTTGAGTTACCCCATAAGTTCCAGTTTTATCATATAAAACATAATTATAACTACCTATTCCATTGATTATTAATTTTCTTTTCGATTGCAACGAATGAATATTATTTGTTCTACAAATTTTGATACCACTTGATATTATACCGTGTATATTTTTATACTTCGAATTGTTATCATATTTAATAAATTGAGTATGCATTTCACTAGTTGAAATTAGATTAAGATTTCCATTTTTCTTAGCCATTTCATAAAGTTTTGACATAATATTTATACCATAATTTGGTATAAATCGATTTGGTAAGATTAGTATATTATATTCATTTTGCGTTGTATCTATAATCTTAGTTTTAGTTTTATGGTCATTATCATCATTTTTAACAATTACGTAATCTACATTTATCATAACATCCATTATTTTCTTTGTTTGCATTATGGAGAACATTCTAATAAATTTAATTTGTTTTTTTGTGTAAATATCATTTAAATCTACACTAACGTGTTTAATCAAGTGTTCTGATATTCTATAGGTCGGTGGGTGTATATATACTAAATACCCCCCCTTCTTCAACAAATCTAGACCCATTATAGAAAAAAGTGCATATATATTCTTTTCCCCAGATGTTTTGGTTCCACCTGAGTTGTAAGGTGGGTTACCTATTACGACATCGAAATTATCCAATTTCCAAAAATCCCTTGCATTAAGTTTTAAACTGTCGCCTTGATACAGATTTAATTTATATGAGTTGCTACAAAATACCCTCTTGCATACCAGTGTGTTATTCGGATTTAATTCACTCATGTATAACATATTTTCAATTATATGTCTTTTCCTATCTTCCTCGTCTGGAATAGAATCCGCTAAACCAACCAGTAATCTCATATAAATGATTATTGCGAAATTGCCTATTCCCACTGCTGGGTCATACCATTTCAGGGACTTATCTGCAAATATACTGCTGTTGTGTTGCTTTCTATAATTCTCGTCCAGTTTATCCAGCATCTCATCTATAAGTATAATTGGAGTGAATACTTCCCCGTTCTTTTTCTTTTCCTTTTCTTTCGGTTTTAAATTGTCATTCACAAATTGCAATAACTGGATTGGTTCGTTGATTGTTGCCATTTTATTTTATTTATACTTACATTATTATTTTGACACAATAAAAAAATGTGGTTGTCCTATAACCTTTTTTTTTTATTTTGTTTTTAAAATTGTTGTTGTTTCTTCATTTTTTTCATTATATCATCTTCATTAAATATATCATTCTCCAGTATAACTGTATCAAACGATATACCTTGTTCCGTCATCATTTTATAATAATCAAAACAACATTGTAGATAATAACTACACGCTACATCTATTACCTCATTCGGTAAGTTTTTAATAAATAATTCCTTATAATGATTAGTTTGCAATTTCTCAATTAATTTAAGAACTCTAATACAAATATAAATTCTAAATGCGTATTCATATGACTCTTCCAATATACATAACTCTATTACCGTCTTTGGATATTTTTCCTTAAATATTTTTTTTTCTTCGATTACTATCTCCACTACATTATTCATTCCCAATTCGGTCAGTATATTTTTATCATCGATTCCTCTGTCTTTTAATTTTTTTTGTAATCTTTCTTTTGTTGTCATTACCATTGTGGATTGTTTTTTTAGTGATTTGTTGTAATATGTCTCTTTTTATAACAAAATTATTATAATCAATTTTTACAAATTATTTGTGTTTTTTTATTAAAAAATACAAAATTAAAATATACAGTTATAAAAAACACAACCTTATGGAACAGATACAAAAAAACCGTGACGCATACAACTCTTATTTTGCGGAATATTTAAAACTAAATTATCCAGACAATGGAGAACCTACTCCCACAGAATTACGTATTTTAGCAGAAATGGAAGCGGAAATAGAAAAACATAAAACTTATCAACACGAGTATTATATAAAACATAGGGTTAAGCAACCGCCCAAGAAAAAAACTACAGGTTGTATCGTAATAGAACATAATAAGACACTTAAGGGGTGTCCTTTTTAAAGGTCTTATTATTATAATAAACTAACGAATACTTGTTACCGCTTACTAGTGGAGTATTATAGTGGTTCAATACGGAACCGTTAAACATAAGTGGTTGTAAGTAGGCGTCGTGTTCTGTGTTATTAACAACTAACTTACAACCTTCGTAATCACCAAAGGATACTATACAACTCTGCCCTGCGTTCTTGCTGTCAAAATGTGGGGGACAAACCGTATTATGGTTTAGTTGAACGCTATCGAATTCGAACGGACAGAAT